CCAAGCACCTTCGCCCCAATTGGCTGTCGCCATATGCTATTAAGCGATACGGATGATTGCGTTACTTGCATCAAACGTTGGGAAAATGATAGTGAAGTCACCTGCAGTAGATGTCTTATCACCACCAAAGTCCAACACGCATACAGCTGCATTAGTTAATGAAGCATTTGCGTTATCTCTAGCTGAAGGTGTGGTGTTATAAATTAAAGCGCCACGAGCAGTAGTGGTAACGTTAGAAAACGTTAAATCACTAAAGTCAGTAAAGCCTGTACCAGCAGTAGAGTTAGTATTAGTAGTACCAACACCAGTATTGGTTAAAGCTGCACCGCCAGCAGTAACACCAGTAGCCTCGTTAGAAGCAGAATACGTAGTGGTATTTGCATCTAAAGTAGCAGATGATGTGTACAACGCTAGTTTGAAAGTATCAGCACCAGCTTGAGCTGATGGACGAAAATCGTGAACACCAAGCAAAAGCTGGGCTTTAAATGATGTGCACATTGCTTGAGTAATAGCCATTTGAAACTCCTATTCGTTCAATAAAAAAGTTAGCTCAGGATGACCAGCTTCCCGTAATCGGTTAGCAATGGTCGTGCGGTCTGAGCGCACCGCTTCTTTTAGGTAAAACACTAAAACACTTTGTATGTTCTCTCTAAATGCTTCTGCCTGATCACGAATGGCAGGGTGTGACTTAGAGCCAACATAAATAATCTTGTCGATAGCTCGTTCTGCAATTTCCTCTGGAGTAAAGCCTCTACCCTGCGAGGTTTTCACAATAACGTTGCTACCCATAAAGCCTTCTACTGTATCGAAATTCATCGTACTGGGTACCTTGCCTGTAAAGTCCTATACATATCTTGACGGTTCTTGCCTTCACCAAGTTGCAACAACAAGGTCATACCCTCGTCATAACGCTTCTGGTAACTAGCAATGACATCCGCCTCCCCCTTCATAAATACATAAGCTTCCAACAGCGAACCATATAACAACACTTGGTCAAAGTTATTTCCAAGCCAAGATTGACCATTTGCAGAATCCACAATAGATTGTGGGTAGTAGAAATAGTGCAATTCGCTGTTGTAATCAGCGTCTGGCGTAGGTCCTAAAATAAACGTTACGTCATTAAAAATAGCGTAGTACTCTGGTGTGCCAGTAGTATCTGGGTCTGGATAGCATGAACGAATAAACTCTACATCTTTATTGAGCAAATACGTTTGGGCGTTTGTTATAGGATCAATAACCGATAACGAAAACGTTGCTTTCCAATCCGACGGCACATTTAGATACTTATTACCCGTAGTGCAATTACCCGTCACATTCTTACGAAATACAGGCAACTGAACCGAGTTATAAATCCTCTGCTCTGCTTGACGAATAAACGTATTAATCTGTTCTGTACTTGTAAAGGTAACAGTGCCCGTCTCGGCAGCATCAGTCCAAGTAGTAGAGGGGAAGTCGTTCTCGACATACCCCTTAATCGTCTCAAATAGAGTAGAGTAATTCATTAGGGTTTACCCCATCTTTGTACTGTGACCACGACCCTTAGTCTGTGCTTTACCGCCACGAGTCATTTGGGTTTGGGTATTAGGTACATTGTTAGGATACCCAGAGTCTTCTTTGTTTAGAGGAACTGTGTAAGCCTTGGGTTGCGTGTACTTCCCAATAGGATCAGCTGTTTCAGCTGGGAAATACGAAAATGTATCGTTATTCATATTAACGGCCCCTTCCGGCAGATTTTTTGTAAGTAAAGGATGAAACCCGCTGGTTCATAACCTTTGCCATACCACGTCCGTATTTTTTCATATCTTCGTTGGTTTTACCACCTTTACGCATCTTTTTTACGTCTGGGTCTGGGTGGGCACCTGCGCCTTTAGCCATATGTTTTTTCAGTGCTTCTTTAGTTGTTGCCATTTTTAACTCCTAAGTTGTTGTTACAGTTACCGTACCCACCGCACCTGCCATAGTCAATGTGCTTGGTGTTAACGGGTTATCAATACCTCTTGGACCCCCTACAGGATTCCAACCCCACTGAATCACTCGACTACCCACAGTTGGGAAACCAAGTGAATTTACATTAGTACTTGGAATGTTGGAAATCTGCAATCCCGAAGTACCTGCTTCGTAATACCCTATATCTGGTCTAGGATCCCGTACAGCCTGTGGATCATTAACTGGATACAAGCCAAGCGATAACTGCGGCTGATCGGGCTCCCAACATTCTTTACATACCTTAATATTAACGTTTTTAGTCTTAATAATTAGGGTTTTTAGCTCTTTTAATTTAAAGCGAAATCCACACCTATCGCACTGCGATATCGCTATACGACCCGATGTAAACTTGGTGGTCACTAGTACCCCCCACTACCTATATACATTTCACGAGGAACAAAGCGTTGGGAAGCCTTCTCACGGTCTTCACCTGCGGCAATAGTCCACTGCTCTTCATAGGCTAATTTAAGCATCTCTGTGCGGTTCATAGCATCAGGAATCTTTAAGGACAGGTGGTATGCCAATCCTGCAACCATACATGGAAGAAAACGAAATGGGATGTCGGGGGTGTATGTGCCGCCGTCTCCCGTATTCTGCACTCTACGTAGTCTCCAGTACACGAAGGTATATGGGGTAGAACTGTCTGGGGTAGGCCAAACATAGATAGCAGGTAGGTTAACTACCGACACAGCTGCTCCTGCAGTGTGCGCAGCTGCCGTTGTATTTGACTGCCCACGAACACAGTTCTGTAGGTCGTTACCACTAATATTAGTGTAGCCAATGATCTCCGTACCAATCTGAATAAAGCCAGCCGTACCAAACCCATCAGCAGAACTTAAGGTAATTGTGGTGGCAGAAGAGTTAATTGTGGTACCTAGTGTGGCAGTGGTCAGGTTAGTTTGACCTGACTGTCTATTAATCCAGACTTGAATTGGCAAGCCTGTAGTTGTTTTATTAGGTATTGCTGCGTAGGTAGAAACGCTAATACGGCTGATATTAATATCAATTTGATTAGTTGTATTGTCATTTCTACGAATTACTTGATCCAGCAGATCAATAGTATCGACTGGCAATGGATAAATTGGGTTGTTGTAGGTTAGCTCAATCTGACCTTCTTCAATAGTCCAAAGATTGATACCACGGTTAGCCCACTCAATAGCCAAAAGATTAAGACTACGACGGGCGGTACGCAAGTCATAGCCAGTACGAAGCTCGGAACCACAGCGTTCAAACGCTTCTTCCACAATCTCACGTATCTGCAGGTCAAAATTTGATTCGCCGCTTGTGCTCATATCACTTTCCTGTAGGGCTTAACTTTCTTTTTAATCGTTTTGGGCTGGGAGACAAATTGTTTTCCAGCAGCTTTTCCTGCTCTCTTAGCTCTTGTTGTAGCTGCATATTCAGCAGGAGACAGCGCTTTGATTGCTCGCTCTGGTAAATATCTTTCTCCCGTGTCGCTTGAACGCTTCCCAGACTTAGTTGTCCACTTTTGAGCGGTCCAAGCTTTAAGAGAACGCTGACTTTTTGCAAGACCGCCCCCAGCTAATTTTTTCTTACGTCCAGCGCAATGAGCCCTCTCCGAAAACCCTTTTGGGCTCTCGCAGTTGACTGATTTTTTGCGTTTGTCGGACCATTTCATTTTTTTAACTTAGACAAAGTCTGCGCTAATCTTGCACGTTGACCCATCTTGCCAGGCTTTTTAGCGGCTGCGGCAAGCTTTTTAACAGGGATCTTCTCGCCTTTTTTAACGCCTAAAGACTTACGTAAAGCACCGGGTTTCTTAATAGCAGCTTGAATAAATTTAGCGGAGCCGCCTTTTTTAGCGTAACCCATCTTGTTACGCACGTCTTCGGGCAAGCTAACTAAACCCCTCTGAGTCTTTGGATCTGGTTCTTTAAGTGCCATTATTTATACCCTCCACCTTTTTCTTTATAACGTTTAGCTAGAAGCTGCGCTTTCCTAGCTGACCACTGACCCGCCGCAGTACCTTGCACAGCTGATGCTTTAATACTATCAAATAAAGCTTTGCGCATACCAGGCTTCGTATAGTTACCAGCTTGGTTAACCTTTGAAACCTTGCCACCTTCTTTATATAACGCAACCGGCTCATCCCCATCTCGTTTAACAGTTTTACGGGGCATTGATTTTGCATTAGGCAGTTTCTTGGGGTTAATAATCCCCATACCACGGCTAGTTCTCATACCATCCGCCCTCTAGTCTTACCTCGTTGAGCAATACCATCTGCTCTTTTAGAAGCAGAAGGCGCTTTTACCTTACCACCCTTACGAAACTCTGGCATTTTTTTAATACCCATACTGCTACTGCCAGCAGGATCTGTCGAATAATAAATGGCACGCCCACTACCCGCTTCTTTTCGCCCAAGTTCTTTTGCTTTATCAGCTCGAACTTCATCACCGATGGCTCTAACTATTGCTTTAGATTTATCTATTTCCATCTTTCTAAGCAACTCCTGAGCTCTTTGCTCACGAAGTTTAGTAGTAGCATCGTCTAACTTGGCATCAAACACAGATGGTCCAGTTTTAGCTGGACTCTGTTTCTTAGCCTTAAGGTCTTCGCCACTGCCAAACCCTAAGTCAAGCTGATCAAGAGGATTAGTAGGTCTAACCTTCGACATTACTTACAAGCCTTACCGCCCATACGCATCTTAATCATGGTGCCTTTAGTCTTACCTTTAGCAGCAATACCGTCAGCACGCTTGGAGGCAGAACCACCAGCAGCCATTTTCTTCATGCCGGCTTCTTTCATTTCATGTTTAATCATGGACTTGGGTGCACCTTTTTTCTTCATGAACCCAATTTCCTTTTTAACCATCATTTTTGATTCTTTCATGTTGCTAACCCTTTCTGAATAAGTTGGTCAATTTTTGCTTCAAGTTTGTTAAAGCGTTGGTCAATGTGTGCAGTAATTTTGTCAACTTCTGCTTTAGTAACGTTATCACGAGCTACCTCCAATTTAGTATTAATTAGCATCTGCTCAAGGTCTTTTAGCTTTGTGTTCTTTTCACGAGCAATAAACCCAACTACCCCAACAAATGCGGTTAGTAGGGCAGACCAGATACCTAAGCCAATGGCAAAAATGTGTTCCATTAGATCATCCGTCCTCTAGTTTTACCCCGTTGGGCTATGCCATCGGCACGTTTGGAAGCGGAGGATACTTTTCCGCCTTTTTTCATAGTTTTAACGGAAGTTTCCTCATCTTTGGCGGCTTCTGCGGCGGCTTTAGCTTTAGCTTCAGATTCAAGACGTTTATTTTCTTCATCTTTTTTGCTATCGTAGGCATTTCTAGCAATCATCATAGGAAGAACGCCACCAACTCCCTGACGAATAAGATTACCCGTTATGCCTTCACCAGTTGCCATTCCAACAACAGGACTAATATCTCCAAGTTTGAATCCCATATTAAATAATCCTTCCTTTAGTCTTACCACGAACTTCGCATCCACCACCACGAACTTTGCCACCTTCATTGCAGTTCCAAGCCCGTAGAGACTTGTTGATGCGGGAGTTAGGGTCATTAGCGGTTTTAGCGCTGGTTAATTTTTTCTTCATGCCACTCATACGAGCGCAGAAAGATTTTTTCCTTGGACCACCTTTTGGCTGAGGGGCTTTTAGTCCGGGCTTGCCGGGGTTAGCAGCGTTATACGAAGCTCTCCCCTTAGCATTTAAGCCACCCTCAGGGTCTTTACCCTCTTTACGCTGCCAGGCAGGAGTCTTAGCCATAGAAAATACTAGTTCGACAGTTAGCTGCTAGAAACACACGAATTCCAACTCTAGCTAATATGCCCTCACCAGGTATAACTACGTTAGTTACAACTTGAATATCTGTGTCAATCTCAAATAACACAAAGTTGTATACAGTAACGCTACCACTAGCAGCGCCAGAATCTGCCACTGTTACGGTAAATGTATTGGCGTTAGCTACAGTTAAAACAGTATATGGACCATCGGTTAAATTCCAATCAAGGTAAACACGATCACCTACATCTAGTTCGTGATTAACTGCAGTTATAGTTGCCGTGGTTGTACTACGTGCGTATGTTCCAGCAATAGAAGTATTGTCTACAAAAGTAGAAGTTGCTTCAGCACCAGTCTGTGGCTGTATAACAGCACCTTTTAGACGAACTCTATACGGAACCATAACGCCCGACACCTCGGCATGTGTCGATTTGACGTCATATTGCATTGTGCTCATAATTATTCCTGTTTATCCGGCTCAGCTACAGTTTCCAAAATAGTAATACGAGCTTTTAACTCTGCATTTTCTTTTGTCAAAATTGCCACTGTGCTCATTGCATGGTCTCTTTGTCCTTCCAGAAGCCCAAGCATTGCCTGAACTTCTGGGTCCTTATGAGTCAACATTAGGTTTGAGTACCAACAACTACCCAGGTTGGGTTGCTGATTGCACCGGTATTGATATACAACTTACCAGCGGTCGAATCAACATATAAAGAACCCGTACCTGCGAAATTATCGCCAGTAGTACCGTTAACTGGAGCACCTGCATCAACCATAACTACAACGTCATCTTCCATACGGATATTAGCTTTGGTATATGCTTTAACGCCAGAAGGGCCGCCAGCATCAGCTACAGGGTCTTGCATCTTCAAGTCAATACCATACTCAAAACCAGAACCAGCTGTGGTTTGAGCCATTGCAACACCAAAAGCGCAACGAGCGGTAGTTAAACCAGCATCGCCGTCCATAAACGCCATAACAGCAGCGTCACCTGATAGGGTATTGGTATTAATAGTACCCATTACACCAGCCATTAAGCCGAAGTTAGCATATGTACCGATAACTGCAAATTCGCCTACTGCACCAGCCATGTGGTTAAAAGTAGTAGAGGGAGCCACAGAAAAAGGAGCGCCGCACTGAACACGTCCAAATACAGAAAAAGCCTCGCCAGGAGTTAAATAGCTGCTTGAGCCAAAACCTGTGGTTGGCATTACACGAGAATAGAAGCCAGAAGCTGCTGTTCCCTCATTAACTGGAATTACACTACCAGTATTGATAGTGGTAGGGGTTAAAGGTCCTTGTGCGCTTGCGTCGCCGCCTTGATATCCAGCCCGCACTGGGCCCGAAAAAGTAGTTCTTGCCATTTTAAATTGTCCTTCATACAAAGTTCAGCTTATCAATCGTGTATGCGTCTGCTGGGGCAGTTTGATAAGCGATTCACCCAGATGTACAGATATTACTACTTTTTTATATACTTGCAACTTTTTATTTTGCTGCCATCATGTATAAACCAACGTTTGCCCCTGCATAGCAGAAGTAACAAATTGCCATAGGGGTATTGCCTTTGAAGGCTTGTTCTATACCAATATAGGTATAAATTAAGCCTGTCAAAATAATGAGATTAGCACTCACTACTTACTCTTTTTAGGT